TCTATTCCCCATAAGATTATAACTACAATGTACCCAACCGCTATTAGGGTTCTTACCATCATAAAATTCTAAAATCAGTTGATCAAATTCCAAATTCTTCGCAATCCATTTTGCAAGGTCAGGATTTGGTGTAGAAAAAGATTCGAAATCAGCTGCCTGTCCATTACAATGTTGACTAGTTTTAGATCCTCCCACTTTAGCATTTAATGCAGGACTTCTATAGCCAGAATTAATTGTAATTACACCAAATTGATTTCTTACTGGTTGTAAAATATTTATTGCTAAATGAGTTAAATTCACAAGATGTATATCACTAGGTGAATTGTCTACATTTAATCTTTCCGCTGTAGCACTCTTAACCATTTCAGATAAAGCAAAATTCTTTGATAATCTAATTGTTTCAGCCATTATAAAACTCCTTTAATTTTTTTCTATATCAAGAGATCCTGTAACGGGATTATAAGTAACCTTAACTGTAATCTCTATGGGTTTAATTGACCCATCAGCTTTTATTATAGGTACTTGACCCTCTACTGCTCCCATCAATGCATCTTTTGCCGTTTCAAATTGATGAGATGGATCTTCTTTTATAATTTTATCTAATTCTTTTTTAGCTTCATCTGGAAGAATTTCATCTATCATATTTTCCACATGTTCAGTTGCCAAATCAGTTGCCTTATCTACAACAAGGCCCGATATAACATTAAATAATAAACTTGCAACAGGTAACATAATATTCCTTTCAATAATTATTCACATTCGCATTGATTTTCTTCTGTACATGTACATGGATCACAAGTACAATTTTCGCAATGACAATGTTCGTTATTACACATTTTTTCCTTTTTTAAATATATATAAAACCTAAAAAGCCCACCAGTACAAGGTACTGATGGGCGCATCAATTAGTTAATTGACTTGATCTTCTTATTTCCAATAGGAATCAAACGTGCTCGTTTTTCCTCTGGAATAATCTTTTCAAGTTCAACGGTTAACATTCCGTTAGTTAAGTTACAACCCTTTACGACAATATCATCAGAAAGAGTCCAAGAACGTTCAAATGTTCTTTTGGCAATTCCACGATGAACATAATTAGCTTCATCCTCCGTAGATTGTTTAGAGCGAACCGAAAGAAGTCCTTCCTTTAATTCAACTTCTAAATCATCTTCAGAAAGACCTGCAACAGCCATTTCAATGAAGTACTTAGTGTCTCCGTCTTTTCGGATATTGTAGGGTGGATAACCCTGTTGAGAATTTGAAACTGTTGGAAAATCTCCAAACAATCTATCAAACATTGAATCGAACCCTACAGAAAAACCTAGAGCTCTCTCGATGTCCCCAACATTCATGGGAACGTGTGATGCGCGAAGTACCATAATTCCTCCTTATAAAGCGAGGTTAATAAAAATAACGATTCTCTTTCGCTTGAGCAATCGTTGTATTACGAGGTTTCCACTATGGACAACCTCAGTCAATGAACCCTTCTCCTTTGAAGAAATGTTCAAATCTGTGTTTTATTACTATCCAAATTAATTCGCTGAAAGAATTTGCCTCATAAATGCCGGCTCCCACAACTAACAATTTGAATTGATAATCTTCAATATTTTCCATAATTATTTATAATGTAAGAGTGGGGATCATCCACTCAATTAAGAGATCAAATCCCCACAATTAATTTTTCATAATATAAATTTCACTTACTTATATTATAACATAAGTTTTGAAATTGTCAAGACTCTTACTGACCTCTACTATAGATGCCCCAAAGAACCCATAATGCGACTAGACCTACGAGACCTTCTCCACCAAGTTTTGCAACTAATGCGAGAACGTTTCCTACAATGTCTATTCCAATAAATGGAACGGCTGCGGCGCCGGGCCAGATTATTTGCAGAACCACACCAAGTGCGATTAATGCTATTCCAGCTTCGGTAAGGCTGCGCATCCATCCGACTGCTTTATCTAACATATATACTCCGTTAAATTAAGTTAAAAATAGAGATGTATATAAATTATACACCTGTCGAACCAAATCCACCATCTCTATCTGTTTTTTGAGCTGGTGGCTCATCAGACTCATTCAATGTATACTTTTCACATCGAACCAGTTCACCTTGGCATATTCTATCTCCATCAAAAATCTTCACGGGTACGTTACTTATATTAGTAACCATTGCAAAAATTGGATCGACATAATCACTATCGATAACCCCTTCGCAATTCGTGAGATAAACTCCTTGTTTAAATGCCAATCCGGATCTAGAATGTAATCGAATTGAAAAACCTATTGGAATATCTGCGATAAGTCCTGTAGGGATTAACATTCTCTCCATATTGTTTAATTGTACAAAGTATCTATTACTATTTATATCCAAAGATACTCTTCGGGGCAATTCTTTATTCTGTACTGCTCCGTAATATTTGACCTCTTCACCTTCTACTAAATTCGCACTTAAATCAAAACACGCAGAATCTTTTGTAGAAAATGTTGGTATTTTTGCTTGTTCATTTACTCTGAAAAAACTTAATTTTTCTTCCATCATGGGAGATTTAGACCATGTTGTATCTGTATTTTCTTCTATTTTAATTTTGCTCTTCGTTGTGGAAGTTTTCTTCGCTTTGCTCATTTTCACCTTTTTTATTTCCAATATTATATTTTGGTATTAATGTCCATTCATCCTTCTCTTTGTAAGAAAGAATTTTTAATTGATTCAATGGAACAATTAATGTTGAAGTTTCTTCAGGAGTTACCATTTTTATTAAACCCCATTCGGCTAATAAATTTGCAATAGTATTTCTTCTCGCTTGATCATTCTCAGAAAAATTTGTTGGTTTTCCGTCAAGTGCAAATAATTCTTTAAAATGAACAATAAAATATCTACCTTGTTTATGTAATATATGACAAGATTGATATAAAGTTTTATCTTTTCTAGATGCTACACCTATTCTTGTTAGTGTTTCTCTAATCTTTAAAAAATCATCTGGCTTTTCCAATTGACATTCTATCATATCTTCAATATTTATCATTTCTTCTCCACTCCACCTTTCGTAAGTTGGGTTTTGATTTCTTCTATTTGTGTGTCAGAAAGTACTTCCAAAGCATCCTTTGCTTTTTCATTACCAAAACCAAAATACGATTTGACTATTTCTAAATTCTCAATTTTACTTGGTTTTAACCATTTCGACCATCTATTTCTTGGTCTGATATTATTTAGTAAATAATCAAATTGGAGTTTCTTATCCAGATAGTGACATCTGTTCATTTCATTGACTTGAAGTATTGTATCTTGAAAAAATGAGAGTCCTCTATTAACAAGAAAAGGAATATATTCTTTTTCTGCTAATACATCATTTTTCATTATATTTTTATTAGCATTAATTGCCTTAATAAATTCAAATGGTCCCATATTAATCTTTCCAAATATAATGGGGTTCTAACCCATTACAATCATAAATGTTAGGATGATTTAACAATGCTCTCCTATAAGGATTTAATGCTACTCCATAAGGTCTATCATTATTTATCCACTTAGTTAACTGATATTTAGAGATCATTTTTTCTTTTTTCACAATTTCTATCATCTCTTTATATCTACCAGACCTATCCGTAATAGATTTTTCTTCAGAAACTATTTTGTCAAAATATTCAAGCATTTGTCGAATTTCATTTTTATATAACAAATTCTCTTTAATATATAGTAATCCTTCATTTGCCTTATCATTCCTGTGATACATTTTATCTAAATACAAATTTAATAATTTAATAGCATCATCATTAGTTTTAAAAAAATCTGCATTAGGATTCAGTTCTTTATAATATAAAGCATCATACATGATATAAGGAACACCGTTCATAATGCCATCTGTAGAAGCAACAGACCACCCCCCATACATCTGTTTTGGTGAATAACCTACACAACATCTCCTAAGTTCTTCATAATATTTTTCTTTTTCGTATGTAGTTACATATACATAAGGTCGATTAGGTGTATCCAAAAGTGGAATCCAAACTTTAAAATCTTGTCGCAGTTCCCATAATTTATCCATAGTAGCCATAAAATTATCAAAATCTTTATATGTGGCTGGCCTATGATTAAAAACTATAATTTTCTCATAAAATTGTGTATTATCATTATAAATGGGATATCCTTTAGGACGTGTTCCATAGGGTTCTATAATATCATCTTCCTTTATTCCGGGATGCTGTACCTTCAAAATTTCATCCAATTTAGCACAATTTGCTTTACTTAATAGTTTTTCCGCCTCCTCTAAAACCAGGATTTTTTGAGCTTGGGTATTCATATAACATCTCTTCATTTCTAACAAGCCAACAAAATTATAATTTAATGCATGCATTGTAGAAACTACTACATCCTTGATATCAAACCAATGACAATATCCTACAACAGGAGGATTATGACTAGAAGTATTATATAAAACATTTTTTATGTTGAGTGTATGTTCTGGTAGGTGGGAAAATATTAAATCAAAATCCCATTTTCTATGTCTAAGAATTCTCCAATCTTGTACATTAAAATGCATCCTCATATTTTGAGGATAACTAGGAAAATACATTACAAATTGATGTACGTTTGGAATCACCGAAAACATAGGCAGGGTTTCTGGTGTTACCAAATAAAAGAATAAATCACCCCTAATATTATTTAACTCAAGAATCATAGAATGGATAACTTGTATGTAACTATCCTTTTCTAAATCTTTTGCGTATGTAATATTAGGGTAAACTAATATTCGTAATGTTTTTTGAGGCCTATAATCATAAAGGTGTGTTGCTAGTGACATTATATCTCATTTGGGACATCATAAGGCATATCAGTAATTCTCAATGTATAACTTTGTCCTTCTTTTTTCTGAGAATCCAACCAAAATTTAATTTTTTTACGTTCTATAGCACTTTCTCCATTCTGCCATTCTTCATACCAATCTTTTGTCATAGTTGGTGCTGGATGAGTGACTAAAATCACTAAGTTCAATTTCTTAGGATCATCTTGATTAACATATATTTCATCCATCCAATCATCAGCTTTCCACATACCAGATGTTTTGTGAATACACATTGTAGTAGAATTTTTGGTAGATTCGATTAATGTATTTAAATCCTTTTTTGCTGTTCCTACTGTATAATCAATGATGATTCTATTTGTTGTCTTACGCCACTCGTCTGCGGCAACCTTTTTGGATAATTTGTAAAGTATCTTAGTAGTTTCAGTCTTACCAAAACCTATTGCTTTTGTGATAGCCCGAAGAGAGTCATCCTCTATAGGAACACCATTTTCTATTTCACCCATGAGAACTTTTTCTACGGTGTCAATAGGACTGATCGGGTCTTCTTGGAATTCCTTTTGTGGATTTAAAAGACCAGCAACTACTACTATTTCTTGATCCCTATATGATTTGTGTATTTCTTCTGGAATACGATGTGTAAAAGTACGTTCCCCATGTTTTGATGCATCAATACCCCTAATAGTATGATTACCATCAATGATAACATCTTCTCCCTTTTTTCTTTTTTCCAATATCACAATCTGACACTGCTCAGTATTGCCCATACCATCATCTACCGCATTTTTAACAAATTGTACTTTTTTTGCATCAGTTTTCATTCTCACTTGGAAGAAACGCCCTTCATCAACCATTTTCATTAGGTCTGTTATTTCTTCTTCGGTTTCTGACTTATATTTACCTGAAAGAATATTATCACGCAACTGCTCACACGCATTCAAATTTGATCTTTTATACTTTGGAGAACCATGTGATCGTTTATTATAATAGGATGGATTCTGCCCAGCCTTAACATCTTTTAACATTTCATCTTCTATTACTTCCATAATATTATGCTTTCCAACTTTCAATATTTCAAATTTAAAATTAGCATTAGGGTTTGCGAGATCACGTTGAAGCTCATCACTCGTAGATGAATGCCAATAATGATCCTCTATTAAACCTTTACGTGATCCAATATAATATTTTAATTTATCTAAATTAGTAAATTTATAAAGATAACCCTCATAGGAATTGGTTATTTCGGGAATAACTATAAACTCTTTTATCTGTTTTGGATATTCGTACATGATTATTTTAGGTATGGAGCGAGCAGTTGGATCTGCCCCAACTTCTTTAGAATGGAATTCTAAAGTGTTCTAATAACTACTCGCAATTTATACACATATTATAACATAGTTTACCACCATGTCAAGTGGTTATCTGATAATATCTAATTTATCAATATTATCAGCACTCCAAAACTCTAATTCTCTTCGGAGTTTTCCATTTGCTTTAACATTTTCCCATCTTTTTTGTGCTTTGACTTTCCACCATTTGGTTAAATTTTCAAATGAATAATTGTCATAATTAGACTTTTTAATCAACTTATCTGTTTTTCCAAAAATATAATCTTTTGTATTTTCAAAACCATAATCAGAAATGTAATATCTCTTTTGAGTAGTAATTGCCATTTTCTCTTTAATCAATTTCTGAAATTCTGAAAATTTATTAATATCATATGCTTTTAAATTGTTCTTCAAAATAGAATAAATCTTATCTTGAGTTCTCATTTTTGTGCTTGTCGGAATATCTTGATCTGAAGTATATAGCGGCCCACCGTTTTTTTCTTGTAAAAAATCTCTAGTTTTAGCATATAATTCATCTGAAAGATTTAAAAGCAATTTACTTACAGTATTACCTTTATGTCTTAAAAATGGTTTTAGTCCATCATACTGACTAATATTTTTAATGGAACCATATAGAGAAGTTGTTTCAAAAAACAATGCTTCCATTTTATCATATTTCTCATTCAAAAATTCTCTAAGTTCATGACTACAACAATATAATGCTAATAACTTTCCACCTAAACAATTATATCCAAATGGTTGTGCTGGTACAATATTAAATCCATTTACAAAATGTTTATTAGCAATATCTAATGGTGTATTTTTAACTTCAAAATGATCATTTCTAGGTTTAATGTTCAATACAGGAGATCCTAATTTAATAAATCCCACATATTTACCTGTATTCTTTTCTTTAATTCCAAATCTACTTGATCTGCCCGGATTATTTTCTACATTGAAAGATGCAGTAATTTCTAAAAGATGTGTATAATCTTTTCCTAACATTTTCCCTTCTTCTGCTTTATCTGAAGTAGTAACAACTTCAAATTCCATATCTTCTGGAGCAAGATCAGGTTCATTAAATAAATCTTCTTCAGGTCCCATACCAAAAAGAGAAAGTGAAGATGGAAATTCCTCTAAACGCTTTTTCTTTTTATATCGATAATATGCTTCTATATCATTAAATGCAGCATAATGTTCATTAAATTTATCTAATATATCAAATGTTTCCTCTTTAGTTAATTTTAAGTAATCAGCCATTATTTAAACTCGCAATCTACCATCATCTCTGTGAGACAGGCCACTAAATTAATTTCTTGATCTGCAACGAATGCAGATTTATATTGATATTCAGCAATAATAAGAATTGCTTGTGGTATTGAAGTCTCTTTTAAATGTCCACTTGCACCATCATAAATCTTTCGAAATATTGTAGTAGGATCATTATCAATATTTTGAATAACCCATTTACGAACTTCAGAAAAATGTTTCTCCTTCAATGCTTTCATTAACTCACTTAAATTAATTTCACCAATCTGTGCAAGTATACCAGCATCAATAACTCCACCTACTGAATATCTTTGTAATTCATTTAACACTCTCCTCATATCAGGAAAATGTTTCATAATCAATTCTACAAGAACTTTATCTTCAAATGTAACTTCATGTGAAGTTAAAATATCTTTAATTCTCGATAAACATGCTGTTGCTAATTTAGGTTTTTCTGAATTTGGTAATACAAACTCTATTACAGAACAACGTGAATGGATAGGATCAATGATCCTATTACGAAAATTACAAGTAAAGATAAAACTAACATTGGCACTAAATTTTTCAATGAACCCCCTTAATGCTGGTTGAACCGAATCAGCATTCATATAATCTGCCTCATCGACTATTACTACTTTTCTTCCACCTTGCATGGAAACTGAACTACAATATTGTTGTAAGGTAGTTCTTACTGTATCTATATTCCTTCCTTCATTAGATCCGTTGATCATTAAATAATCTAAACCAACTTCTTCACACATAGCACGAGCAACAGTAGTTTTACCTACACCTGCTCCACCAGATAAAAGTAAGTTTGGAATCTTACCATCATCAACAAAACCTTGACAGGACTCTTTAATGCTTTCAGGTAAAATACAATCAGCCACCTTTTTGGGGCGATGTTCTTCAACCCATAAAAAGTTTTCCATTATGATTTGTAATTAGAGTTTTGTTCAGTTGCGATCCAATATTGTAATTTTGAAGTTTCATGTGCAAAATGTGCAATGCCTTTAGAAGAAATTCCTACTTTATATTCACCACTCATCAATTTCATATTTTCAATCTTGAAAACCATTTGAAATGTAGCTTCAGTAGTACCAACTTCTTTTCTAAATTCATCAGTAGAAGTATTACTTGAATCAGTTGCTACTAAGTATATTTTTGAACCATCACCTTCTACAATTAGTTCAGGCAATGATAATACTTGTGCACCCTTTACACAAGAATCGTAATCTTCTTTTGACATGTTAAATGCAATCTCTGGTTCAGGAAATTCGAGATTTTTTTCGGGAGGTAATACTAACATTGACGGATCACCATAGACATAATTTATTTCATATCCACCGCCTTTAATGTTTAACTTGGTATCTCCAACATTTAATTCGGGATCATTAAACAAACTAAGTGCTCCCAATAATTTATTAAGATCATAGATAGCAAAAGTGCTTGGAACATTTTCACTAATCTCTGCATGTGTTAAAATATTTTTTTGAGGTGAAATAGTTGATAATTTATTTCCCTCTTTAAATTGTATATTTTGATTTATTGTTGCGTAATTTTTAAGTATTGCGACTGTTTCTGCTGTTAATTTCATAGTATTCCTTGTATAACGTTGTATTAATTTTTATTTTATTATATCACGAATTATTAGTTTGTCAAGTCATTAATTCCACCCCCCTTCTTGTTCCGCCTTTCGGACTGTTTTACGAAAATCTTTTATTCTTTGCTTTTCTGCATTTTCGCTTTTCAATCTCTTTTTCTTTGACGGTTTAGAGTAATATTTACGCTTCTTTAACTCTTCAAAAAGTGATTCGTTAATAAGTATATTTTTAAGTTTTTGAAAAGCTTTGTTCGGATCTTGTCCGGGTCTAAGTTTTATTGTAATCATTTTATTTTTCTGGAACTGTAATTTTTTTCTTTTTAGATTGTTGCTTTTGCCGTCTGCGCTCTTCTTTTTTGGGTCTAGACAAATCGACTCCATGTGAAGCATAATCTAATCTTCCTAAATCTTTTAATGTACCATTAAATACGTGTGTTCCAACATGATTAACTTCCATCCACGGACACAACCAAGTTGTGAAACCTATCTTTCTTGCCCATTGACAAAACATATAATCTTCAGACAAATACCGATCTGAATTATTTGAACCTTTACCCGCATATGCTT